AAGAACTGTCTTAGACACCGTCACTAATGTTGTGACGCCCGTAAAGGCTGCTTGTGGTACTACATTTGATGTGGCTTATTGGTTAGTGTTGGCGTCTGGTATTTACGTGTTGGTGCGCAGTTTTTATTCTCGCTACCTCAAAAAGAAAGAGGTGCAAGAGGGAAAGAAAGCCGTAACGGAGTGGGATGTCATGCGAATATTCGATTTATGTTGTGTTGCAGCAATATGTCCACTTATTCTTAGGGATGGTGTGGGTGTTGCTATGAAAATATGGAGTGTGGTTAGTTTTTTGACTAGTTTAGTTACCAAAAGTATGTCTGGTTTAAACATCATTAGTCGTCTGTTTAAAGATGATGATGATGATGATGCTGAGACAATTATTGGTAGTGCTTTGGGTCCAATTGCTACGGCCACTCGTGATTTGCAACAGCGTGTTGAAAGGAATTTGGGTGGTGCTGAGCACCAGCAAGCTTCAGGGGGGATTTCTCCGGATGTTACTCGTGATACAAATGATTTGTTTCATGATACAGAGGAGATGAAAAGTTTTCCACCGCCTAATGCTGCTGAGGTGCCAGTTGAAACGCCCATTGGAAAAAAATGTGGGGAGAAATCAAAACAACAGTTGGAGTTTGAGAAAAAATTTCCAAAGTTTAAGGGTTTTGTTCCCGCAAATCACGTGTTACAAGCTGTTCCAGAAGAGCCTGTGTCACCCTATTGGGATGGTTTATATGCTATATGGGATGGGATCGAAGATAAGGTTCATTTGAATGCGATTAAGGAGAAATCCAAGAAAGCACCGTGGATCTTACCCGTAATTCTAATTGTGTTGTTTGCTTTTATTCTTGTTCTTACCCGTTTTACGAAACGTGAGCCTGAAAAGGTAAAGTGTAAGAGTGGGAGTAAATGTCGTCGTAAAGACTGCTCTTTCGCACATCCTGAGAAGGTTGTTGAGGAAGGAAAAGCATCTGATTTGAATAGAATGAATAGACGGATGCAAAAGCAGAAGTCTAATGGGAAACAACATCAGCGGAAACCTTGGATTGATTATGAATTTAATGATCAGTCTGATGAATTAGTTTATGTGGACGAATTAGGTGATACGTATCGTCGTATTGGTCGAAAGGCTGAACGTCATGGTACTGAATTTGCTATTAATAATATGTCCAATGAGTATGGAGGGGATAAGCGAATTGGTTTTGAAGAGGCTCATTTTAAGAAATTTAAAGAGTCAAAGTCGCTTCATAACCGATTTGAGAAAGTTAAACCCGCTGTCGATGATGTTTTAGTGGCATTTCCTAGTACATTTAAAATTGTCGAAAGACAAGAAGGAGTGAACTATGGGATGTCCCTTTCCTCAAGAGTGTCTCCGAAGAAGAAGGAGAAAGTTGTGCGTTGTTCAGTCAAAAACTGTGATAAAAAGTGTGGTAATTATCATGATGTTAAACGTGAGAAAAAGAATAAATCACGATCGCAGAAAAAGGTTTTGGACAAAAAGCATAAAGATCAGAAAACACCTCCCAAGCAGGAAGGTGCTAGTACTGGTCCACGTTTTGAGGTTGGTAAAGTGCTTAAAAGTGTTGGTTGGGCAACCGTGACAGGGGATACAGGTTCAATGTCGATGTGTTGTACGATTGCTTTTAATTGCATTATTGTGTGTGCGCATATATTTCGCGTTGGTGGTGATTTAATCACCTTCCGATTGAGGAATGTTGATGGAACTATTATAGAAATTGTACGCAAGCGATCCCAGTATAAGAAAATTGGGTGGGACTTGTATGCATTTCGTTTGCCTCAAGAGCATAAGTTTCATCAGTTGCGTGGTGCACAACCTTCAGCTCGTGATGTTGTATTTCTCCCAGCTTATAACAGCAAGGATTCGTTTGATAAAAATGAACATGTTGTTTCTGATGGGGTAATAAGAACCGTTATTAATGTTGACGATGCCAAAGATGTTGATGGTAGTGTTAAAGCCACTAAGTGTTATTACACAGCATCTAGTGTTGATGGTAATTGTTCAGCACCTGTTTGTAATCGGGACGGAAAACTCGTTGCTCTGCATAATGCGGGAGCTAACGGGGAAAATGTTTGTTTAGCAGTGACAGTGGAGATGTTAAAGTCTCTTAATGTCATCTCTAAACAAACTTTTTAGATGTCCCGTTGCCTACAGCTTCTGATTGGGCCGCGTGGTACCATAAGTACTTAACGAGACCAATATTTCGGGGAGCAGTAGGAACAACAACGGGTATGGAGCTTTCGGGTAACAGAGAGTTCCGACCATCCTCTGAGTATAGAGAGTGGTTTAAAAACGGTAATACAATATATTTAGGGCGAACCAGTAGGAGAGGTTTACCCAAAAATAAGGAGTGTGTTAATACCTCCTTCATGAGTTTTTTGGAAGAATCGGGCGACAGTGTTTTGCTTGCAAAAGCACAAGCATATCGTCAGGTGCAACCAAATATAGTGGCTAGTTTCAAATCTGTTTCGAAATACGATAAGTTTCAACCAATCCTGAACAAGGATGCGTGGGAACTTGCCGGTGATTGGACTGAGAGGCATTTTGCCCTAGCTATGGGTGGAAGTAGGGTTGTTACACAAGAGTTAGTTATCCAGGAATTGGATCAACAGACTTCTTGTGGTTTTCCATGGTCTTTGGAATTTCACACAAAAAGTGAATTCTTATCGAACCCAGCTAGTGCTGCGTTAGGTGACTATTGGGACATGTTGGGACAGGGCACTGCCCCTCAGGTGATGGTACCAATTTGGACCTGTGCACAAAAATGTGAGTTACGTCTTGTAGAAAAAATACAAGCGAACAAAATCAGAACGTTCACAGCATCGCCGATTGAACACTCGGTTGCTTGCAATCGTTTGTGTTTGGACATGAACAATAACTTTTATGCGGGAGCCAACAAATGTTGGTCTTTCGTCGGTGCTAACAAGTATAACCAAGGCTTCGATGGATTATATCGAAGATTGTCAAAACATCCCAATGCATTTGAGTTGGATGAATCAGAATTTGATTCTTCACTCTTTGCAGAGGCAATGTATGGGCAAATGGAAATTCGTTGGAATATGTTAGACCGAGGTGATAAAACTCCAGAAATGCGATTGAGGCTTGAGCGAATATATGATTCGATTGTCAAGTCAGTGATTGTACTGGAAAATGGGGAGCTTATTCAAAAAACTACTGGAAATCCTAGTGGTAGTGCAAATACTATCGTGGATAATACTATGATACTTTTTCGATTGTTTGCGTATGCGTGGATTATTCTAGCGGCTGAAAAGTTTGCTGAGAGTAATTTGCAAAAATATATGCTAGCATCGAATGCGGATGTTAAAGTTCGCAAGTATCTAGGTTCCCAGTTTGGTGGATACAGTGACTTCATGGGACATGTTGAAGCAGCTTTAAATGGTGATGACAATACTTTCACAGTCAGTGATGAATGTGTTAGTTGGTTTAATCCTAGAGCGGTGAGTTCTGTGTGGTCGGGTATCGGTGTGACAACCAATACTCCTTGTTTAGATCCACGCCCATTGTCGGAATGTACGTTTTTATCGCAATCTTTTAAACAAATTAATGGATTGTGGTTACCGTGCCCGGCAACTGATCGTGTTTTATCATCAATGATGTATGGAGCAAACATTGACGATGTTCGCTGGCATCTCATGCGCGCAAGCGCATTGAGAATTGACAGCTGGGCAAATATTGAGGTTCGTGATGTGTTGATGGATTATATAAATCATTTGCGTCGTAAATTTAACGATGAGATGTTTGGTGAAGTCCAATTTAGCCCAAAACGAGATCCTATGTCAATGGATCAAGTGTTGAGTGTGTATAAAAGTGATGACTGGATTTGGGGATTGTATTCGGGCGAGGAAGGAATTGAACAGGTTAGCGCTGTTAAATCAGACCTGTTAAAAATTGTTTCTGATTTTTCCTTCCCCCATACAAATTTATCTCCTTATCTTTAATCTCTAATTCTCTCAATAAACTTTTTCGTAAGTGTATGCTTCGGTACATACTGTCATTCTTTACACAAGTAGAAAATGAACAGGCCCAAGAAAGCACAAAAAAAGAAAGCAGCTGCCACTGCAACAAAAGTTGCAAAGGCGGTTGTGAGTGCGATTACGCATTCGTCTCCTGCAAAACAGAAGAAGAAGCGAAATCGCAAACGCAAACAAAATCTGGGCAACCACCCAGGAGGTACTGGCCGGCTAGGTCTGTCCTCAGTAAATAGGTCTTCAACTCGCTTGAAGCAGGTTATTGAGGAGGATGAGTACATTACTGACATCAACGGGTCAGTGGCTTTTGCCACAACTCAGTATGCTGTCAATATTGGGCAAGCTGCCGTATTTCCCTGGGGTTCAAAAATTGCCTCATTGTTTGAAAAATATCATTTTGATACACTTGAATTTTATTATCGTCGGGAAGTGTCTGAATATGCTACTAATGGTCAGAGTGGTAAAGTGATGTTGTCGTTTGATTACGATGCATCAGATGCACCACCTGCCAGTAAGCAGCAAGTTCTTGACACTATTCCTCATGTTGATGCGATGCCTTGCGAACCAACAATTCGCCTTCACATTAACACAAAAGAAATGAAATCTCAAGATGGTTGGTATGTTCGTCCTGGTGCACAACCAGCGAATACTGACATTAAAACGTATGATTCTGGTATTTTATCTGTCTCCACTTATGGGTGTGCAAATACATCTGCAATTGGAGAATTGCGTGTACGTTATAAATGTACACTCCACGTCCCCGTTCTTGAGGCTGTTGGAGGACCAGCCTTACAAGCTGGTAGTTATATGGAATTGACATCTGCTTTGGCTGGTGAAACAGCTGCAGCAACAACAGTGTGGGGTCCACAGTTTGCTTCTGCGACTAACCCTATAACTATTGCAAATAGTATTCAAGCTACCGTGTCGTCTGCGGGTTTAATCACATTACTCCCTGGGGCGTACAAGATAGAGTTTGCAACCACTAGTACTTGTAATGGTGCTAGTGTTTCTGCATTGAACACTAAATTGTGTCAAGTGACAACAGCCAACACTGATCCTGTGATCGGTGCCACTGGTAATGGAGCGGTGTCTCAAGTTAATGAGGCAACTGCTGCATATAACGGTTGGTTTAGTCCTATATCTGGCTACATATGGAACACAACTCAATGGGGGTTGACTCTCTCGTTGCAATCTGCTGTTACGTATGGTGCTGGTGTGGCCGTGAATAATTCGTATATTAAAATAACTTCTCTA